ATGCTGCTGCGCCAGCAATTTAACGACCGCGCCCGCAGCGTGATGCTGGCTTATGCGCTGGGTGCAGATTTGGATCATTTGGGCGCGTTATTAGGGGTCAAACGCCGCTTGCTGGATCCCGGCGACCCGGCCAAACAACTGCCCGCGCGTTATGAAAATGACGAAGCGTTTCGCCGCCGTATTACCTTAGCCCCAGAAAGTTTCTCCGTAGCAGGGCCAGAAGGCGCCTATATCTATCACGCCTTGGGCGCGCATGCCGATGTGCTCGATGCCAGCGTTTCCAGCCCAGCCCCCGGCCAGATACAGGTTTATATTTTGTCGCGCCACGGCAGCGGACAAGCCAATTCAATCTTGTTAGCGGCGGTGAATCATGCGCTCAATGCCGATCAAGTGCGGCCATTAACCGATTTTGTGAGCGTTCACAGCGCGCAGATTGTGAGCTATGAAATCAAGGCCGATCTGTATACCTATGCTGGCCCCGATGCCAACGTAGTGCTGGTGCAATCGCAGCAGCGCGTAGCGGCGTATGTGGCCGAACATCACCGATTAGGCCGCGATGTCACCCGTTCAGCGCTATTTGCTGCCTTACACAGCGAAGGCGTGCAGCGCGTGATCTTGCATGAACCGGCCGCTGATTTATTGCTTCATCGCCAGCAAGCCGCTCATTGCAGCGCCATTACGCTCAATCACGCGGGAACCGATGAATGAACAGCCTGTTGCCGCCCAATGCCACGCCGCTAGAACGTGCCACTGAACAAGTGATGGCGCGCTTGAGCCGTATTCATCTGCCGTTAGCCGATTTATGGAACCCGGATACCTGCCCAGTGCCATTTTTACCGTGGTTAGCCTGGGCGGTTTCAGTGGATCACTGGCAAGCCACTTGGCCGGAAAGCATCAAGCGGCAACTGATTCGTAGCGCTTTAGGCGTGGCCCGGCACAAAGGCACGGTGGCCAGCTTGCGCGCAGTGATTGCCAATTTTGGCGGTTCCATGCACCTGGTGGAATGGTGGCAAACCGACCCACCCGGCGCGGCGCATACCTTTGAACTGATCTTGACGCTCAGCGGCCAAGACGGTTCACCCACTTCTGCCGCCTTTGTCGATGAAGTGATCGCTGCCGTGCGCCGCGTCAAACCCGCGCGCAGCCATTTCACCTTTACCCAGGGCCTGCAAGCGCACGCGCAAATCCAGCTCGTGAGCGCTGCGCGCCCGGCCGTACACCGCCGTTTAACCCTCAAAGAGGCTGTTTAATGAATGGTTTAAGCTTGACCTTAACTGATGCCGGACGTGCAGCGCTGATTAATGCGAAAAATAACGGCACACACCAAGTATTACTGGCTGAAATAGGTGTCAGTAGCACGCATTTTGCCGCCGATGCTCAAACAGCGGCGTTGCCTAATGAAATCAAGCGTGTAACGACGTTTGCCGGGCAAACCGTGGCCCCCGATACCCTACATGTCACCTTGCGCGATGACAGCAGCGACCACTACATGCTGCGCAGTTTTGCCTTGTATTTGGATAACGGCACGCTCTTAGCCACGTATAGCCAAGCCGAACCGATTCTAGAAAAATCCAGCCAATCCATTGTGTTATTGGCGGTAGATATTCGGCTCTTACAGGATCAGGCCGCGCTGATTGAATTTGGCCCGGCTGATTTTATGAATCCCCCAGCCAGCACTGCGCGGCCCGGCGTGATTGAACTGGCTACCGATCTGCAGGCCATTAACGGCAGCGACCCCGAACGCGCCATTACGCCAGTCACGCTGAAAACCGTGCTCGACCAGCATCAGCAACCGTGGCAGCGGCTGATTGAGATTCCCGCCAGCGTGCATATTCCTGGGCAGATGATTCTGTTTGCTGGGCCGCAGATTCCAGCGGGAACCTTGGCTTGTGACGGTTCACCCGTCTTACGCCAGCAATATCCGGCACTTTTTGCCGCTATCGGCACCACTTATGGCGCAGGCGATGGTGAAACCACTTTTCACTTACCGCATATTGCCGAAGGTTTTACTCTCTTAAATACCCAGCAGCCGGACAAAGTCGGCACAACGACCAGCGGCGAAAATAAATGCCACACGCACAGCACCAGCGTTAGCAGCAACGGCAAACACATTCATAGCGCAAATAGCCATGCCGCCGGACATCACGGCCACAACGCCAGCGTGCACGCTTCCGGGCATCACGCCCACAGCGCCAGCAGCGGTGCCGCCGGAAATCACGCGCATTCGGCTTGGACGGACGCGCAAGGCCAGCACACGCATACTTATACCTACCACACTTATCACCGTAATGGCCGAGGTAAAGGCGGTGGCATTCGGGATCCTATTGATAATCCAGCCCAAACCAGCCCCACAGGCCAGCACGCGCATAACGTCGGTATCTGCGCTAACGGCAATCACACGCATCCCATTTCTATTGCAGCCAACGGCCAGCACGCTCACGGGGTTAGCGTCGCCGAAAACGGCAGCCACGCGCATTCGATTGCTGTAGAGGAAAGCGGCGCTCACGACCACGTTGTGAGCAATGCCGAAACCGGTGGCGCACACAATCTAGCGGCGGGCCTATTTATTCGTTGTTGTATTGCTTACTAAGAGGAATTTTCTGATGTCTGAATTAAACGGCCCGGCCAGCATTCCCGGCTTTGCTTTTGACCCGATCAACGGCCAGTACAGCGGAATGATCGAAATCCTGCGCCAAGATTTTGATGGCAGCTACCCGCTTCCGGCTAACACCGTGTTATTCGCCCCAATGAGTACCCCCGGCGCGAACCAAGCCCTGCGCATCAATGCCGAAAAAAGTGCCTAGGAATTAGTCGCTGATTTTAGAAACGAACGTTTATACGCCAAAACGACCGGCCAACCGGTGGCCAATCATCTCGCTTTGGGCCAGCCCATTCCCGATGATTTCACCGGCATTGCCCCGCCCGATCACAGCGGCCAATGGGCTTTTGATGCCGATGTGCAATATTGGCAGCGCCTGCCAGAGCCTGACATTCCAAGTCCTACCTTTGAAACCGCTGAATTAAGCGATGACGAAGACGACGAAGATAACGAAAAAACAGCCCCACGTCATATCACTAACCTCGCCTTTGACCTACGTTTTACCATGGTCGAGCGGGTCGCCATGGAAATGGCGGCGCTAGATAACCCCACTGCGTCCATGGAACAACGCACGCAAGCGGCTTATTTGCGCGTGGTCTTAGAACGTTCCCACAAAGCCGAATACACCGATCTCGGCGACCTGACCACCCGCGCTGGGGTCGAGCACATGGAAAGCTTAGGCTTACTGGCACCGGGCCGCGCGGCAGAAATTTTGGATGCTGAAATCCAGCCACAAGAACGCTTTTGATGAGTCCGTGTTTGCGTAGTCATTGCGAGCGTAGGCAACGAATCATCTACATGGCCGTCCGATGCCGCCTTTTCGGTGCTGCCACTAAGCCGCCGCTAATTTTTGCGTTTGCAGCGGTGCAATACGGCGCAACAAGCTGGCTATGTTTTGGCTGGCTGTCATCAAATCATAGCGCGATTGCAGATTAATCCAGCTTTGCGCGTCCGTACCGAAAAAGGCGGCTAAACGCAATGCGGTATCAGCACTGATACCGCGCAGTCCTTTGACAATTTCATTAATACGCCGGGGCGGTACACCAATGGCTTTAGCCAAGGCGTACTGACTGACCCCCAAAGGTTCCAGCCAATCATGCAGCAAAATTTCGCCTGGATGAGGCCATTCAATCTGTCTGCTCATCATTGCTCTCCTTTAGTGGTAATCGACAATTTCAACGTCACTAGCGTTGCCGTTTTGCCATACAAAACACAAGCGCCATTGATCATTGATACGGATGCTGTATTGCCCCACACGGTCGCCTTGCAGCGCTTCCAAGTGATTACCCGGCGGTACGCGCAAAAAGGCCAGGTCGGCTGCTGCATCCAACTGCGCCAGCTTACGTAGCGCTACACGCTCAATGGCAATAAAACGTCGAACCCGCACGCCTTCCATCAAGGTTTGCGTGTCTTTACAGCGAAAGTGCGTAATCATTCCATAATAGTAACGTTCGGCGTTATTACTTTCAATTCGGTCACGCACAGAAATGCTCTGGTTATCACCCAATATTGCGCGGTAAACCAGTACAAACAACACTGTACATGCGCAAGTACTGGTGATAGCCGTTATCCGGGTGCAGGCTGGTGAATATGAATAATTCACTTGCTCAACGCCTGCACAACCTGATTCAAACCGGGGTCATTGCTGAAATCGATTTAGCCCATGCCCGCTGCCGGGTGCAGGTTCACACACGCATCAGTGGCTGGCTGCCGTGGTTAGCCGGACGCGCTGGAACCTGCCGCACGTGGTCAGCGCCGAGCATTGGCGAACAAGTATTGCTGCTGGCCCCGGAGGGCAATCCCGCTGTGGCGGTCGTACTGTGCGGGCTGTATTCGGATCAATATCCGGCACCCAGTGCATCGGCCAGTGGTCATTGCCTGGTTTTTGCCGATGGCGCACGGATTGATTATGACCCCGCCCAACATGCCTTAAGCGCTGTATTGCCCGCTGGTGGCAGCGCCGCACTCACCGCTGATGGCGGCATCACGCTCAACGGCCCACTGATGATTAATGGCGATACACAGATCAACGGTAACGCCCAGATTTCCCAAACCCTCAACGCACAAAGTGATGTGATCGGTGGCGGGATTAGCCTGAAAAACCATGCTCACAGCGGCATTAAACCCAGCCCCGGCAGCACCGGCCCACCGCAGTAATTCATTCATAGAAACAAACGAAAGCCCCGGCCGGGCTAACGGTCGAGGCGTTCTTCACCCACCCCTTACCAAAGCTAAGGAGCTGTGCATGCGCAAGCATACGCCAAAAAATCAACTTGAATATCGCTGGAAAAATGAACGAAAACGACGCCGGACTGGTTGGAAAAGTGATCGCGCTAGCGGTCGTATTAGCGGCACCTACACCGGTGATCTGGGCCACTGGCCGGGCATTGAGTGAAGTCATTACCGCCATTGCGCTGCTGGTGAACTAAATCCTTTTAAACATGAGAATCTCTATGAAACACGCTCTAGAACTCAAAGCACCCGTAAATCCTACACTAAGCAATGCCCTGGCATTTTTCCTGCGTGTAATCGCTATTTGCACATTGATCCATAGCATCCGCTGGTGGTAACGATGAACGGCATGCACGCCCAAACCGGCACCGTGCTATCAGGCCAGGCCCATTTAGCGCAATCAGTGGCCGATATTGTGTCTACGCCATTGGGCAGCCGAATTATGCGCCGCGATTACGGCAGCTTATTGCCTGAACTGATCGACCAACCGGCCCATCAGCGCATTCAAGTGCGTCTGTTTGCCGCCATCGCCTTAGCGTTAATGCGCTGGGAACCCCGTATTAGCGTGCAACACATTGCCCTGATTCCCCGCACACGCCCGGGTCAATACCAACTGGAATTAACGCTAAACCAGCGCTTAGCGTCTTCCACAAGCCAAAGCTTAGTGCTTCCGCTTTCTTTTTCCTCTCCAACCGAGCAAATACCATGACTGATTACCATCACGGTCGGCACCGCGCCCAATGCCGATGCGGCCACTTTTCCCTTGAATACACCGGTTTTATTGACCGGCGATTTAGCCCCGGCCATCGACAAAGCGGGAACCGGCGGCACCTTAGCCAGCGCTTTGCAGGCGATTAACGATCAAACACAGGCCGTTGTGGTGGTCGTGCGCGTAGAAACCGACAGCGATGAAGCGCAAACCACAAGCAAGGTGATTGGCGGCTATCAAAACGGGCGTTATACCGGTTTACAGGCATTATTGGCCGCGCAAACAACATTCAGTGTGACCCCGCGCATTCTCGGCGCGCCGGGGCTGGACAGCGAACCCGTGGCGCACGCCTTAGCCGTGTTAGCCCAAAAACTACGCGCCATGGCTTATGTGAGCGCCCAAGGCGAGAGCAAAGAAGCGGTGGCCGCTTACCGCAAACAATTTGCCGCCCGTGAATTGATGCTGATTTGGCCGGATTTTCTGGCCTGGGATAACGTTACCGCCCGCGCCGTAACCGTGCCAGCGGTCGCCTATGCGTTGGGCTTACGCGCCCGCATTGATGCTCAAACCGGCTGGCATAAAACGCTCTCTAACGTGGCAGTGAATGGGGTCAGCGGCATTTCCCGCGATGTGCATTGGGATTTGCAAGACCCCGCTACCGATGCCGGTTATCTCAATCGTCACGACATCACCACCTTAGTCAATAGCAACGGTTTTCGCTTTTGGGGCAGCCGCACCGGTAGCGATGAACCGTTGTTTGCCTTTGAATCAGCCACGCGCACCGCGCATGTTTTGGCCGATACCCTGGCGCAAGCACATTTATGGGCGGTGGATAAACCGCTACATGCCTCGTTAGTTAAGGACATTTTGGAAGGCATTAACAGCAAATTCCGCGAACTGAAGGCCGACGGTTACGTGATTGATGCCAACGCTTGGTATGACGAACACGCTAACCCGGTTTCTGCACTCAAAGACGGCCGTTTAGTCATTGATTACGACTACACCCCGGTGCCGCCGCTGGAACATCTGCTGCTGCGCCAGCGCATTACCGACCGCTATTTGATCGACTTTGCCGCCGCCGTCAACACCTAAGGAACGTACATCATGGCACTGCCACGCAAACTGAAAAACTTCAATGTCTTTAATGACGGTGAAAGCTATTTAGGCCAAGCCAGCGAGATCACCTTGCCCACTTTGAGCCG